TTCACCGGCTCGTTCTCGTAGAGTTCGATTTCGTTTCCTGCAAGGGTGAGTCTTAGCATCGGATGGTTTGTGCGAGTTCTACATTAAACGAAGTGATGAACACCTTCGAGACGGTCTCCTCTTCGATTTGCATCGAGTTGGTTTGGATGGTAACAGGAACCCAGCCGTTCGTCAATTTTTGGTCAAACGGAAGCCGTATCATTACATTCTTTGACCTCATACAATACTGCATCAAGGTGACCTCCTCAATTGTGAGAACGCCATTGAGTTGATAGGTCTCTTTCGCTTCCAATTGATATGGGGTAATTTCTCTGTCAAAGTCTTGAAACGTGAAGATATCTGCTCCGTAATCTCCGACAACCTTTCGATATGTCTTCTCTTCGCGAGATACCGTCTTTTGTTTCTTCCCGTTGAATCGGAGGTAATCATACCCGCCAACCGTGTTCGCCCAAGCAAGCTGGACGCTGTCTTGTTTGGCTGGAGTACACTTGTTGTTGATGCGAATGGTGTTTCCTTTTTGCACTGGTGTTGAGCTAAAAGGAGTCACTTCGTAATATGCCCACGTCGGGTTGTAGTTGAATATATCATCAATCTCACCGATATTTCCCGGATAGATTCCAAAGTAACAGAGGAACCCATTCGTGGGGCTTGTTGCGCTTGGAAGTTGTGCTCCGTTCGACGAGTTTACCGCAATGTTTACAGTATCGAGAAGCGTATCGGATGAGTCGTAAACTTTTACAACAAAGTCCACGACTTGGCTTATCGTGGCGCGGTTCAAGAAAGCGACAACGCCTTGATCATCGATGGACGCATCAATAGTAATTGTATTGGATACGTCTCTTCTGTTGGTAAGCCAAAACGTTCTGCCAGATGCCGTTCCATAATAATCAGAGAACGCAGGTTCGAAGCCATCTGAGATTTGAAAATGTCCGTCAATCAAATGAATGGTTTGAGTCTCTTGGTCGATTGTCTCAGTAGTACCGTTCCATTCACCAATCCCAACAATGAACTTCTTAATGTTGTTGTTGCTTCTCGTGAAGTAGTTACTTGCGAAGGAGTGAATGAGATTGTTTGAATTGTACTCTTTGACATCCACAACGCACAAGTCCCGAACAACTTCCGACAGGTTAAAAAATGCGTATTCTTCCGGGTTTGGTGTAAGGTAAAATTTACCGAGTAGGTTACTTGCTGCGATTGAGTTCTCGTATACTGTATAAACAAATCGAAAGCTCGCGTCAATGGCGGTCGTTGTTTCTGCTTGATATATGAGATGTTGATCCGCTACCGTGAACGAGGCAGAGGGGAATGATTCGAAAGAAGCCATTAGTTCTTGATTGTTATGTTTCCGAGGTTGGCTTTGAATTTACCCGCGATATCTTCCGCGAATGCCGCTCCTAATTTCTTGGTGTATCGTTTGCTTACCGCTGTATATGCTTTCTCATAAAACCGAAGTCCTACGATTCCCTTGCGTTTGACCGCTCTCGCCATGAGGAAAGCAGCGGAGTTGATATTGCTCTTCGTGTTCTTCTTGAACCTGCCTTTCTCATCTCTGAGCTTTATCCCTTTGGCTTTAATCCACTTCACAAAGACCGAAGACGGTGGTTGCTTGCGAAAGGTGAAGGGAGACCCTTGATTCTTGCGCGTGCCGTTGACTCCAAAATGAATGAACGGAGCATATTTCTTCGCCTTGCCTTTGGCTCCGAAACTTATCTCTCGAATCTCGTTCCCACGAACGCGGACGCGGTAATTCAGAGACCGCTTCAGAGTACCCGTTGCGACTCCGTAGTTTTTATTCTTGCCGATCCTACGCCCTCCGAGATGCCTCTTTGCACTCTTGAGGATATCATCTGCAAACGCGATAAGTGTCTCGTTGACTTTACTCATATCCCTGCGCGTTCGGATGCCTTGCGGCAATGGTTCTCCTCGATGCTATCGAGTAACAAAGTCAGCCATAAACCGAGACCCGTGAGTGTTCGTTCTCGTTGGTTGGCTCCCAGGACAGCCGAAACGGAATGATTGCCGAAAGGAACCCCCGAATCCATTAGAAGCCGATTGAGGAACTTTGACGCGGTTACCGATACAATTATCGACACGTCCCTAAAGAGGTCGTATATGGCTCTCCAAATGCTTCTGAGGATGTCTGAGGTAATAAAGAAGAGAGACTCACCAACGGAGTAAACAATCCCAACGGGGATCGCTACCATTGCGAGAACGAAGAGGAGGAGGATTTTAATTGCTTTCATATCGTCGTGCCAAAGAGGGTCAGGAATTCGAGAAGGTCTGCAATAGTCACAAAACCATCTCCGTTCAAATCATACGTGGGATCATACTTCGTTTGTGTGCCGAAGTAAGCCAACCAAGAGAGGAGGTAATATATATCGATTGTCATAATTCAGGGTCTTCAGGGAACCAACCATTCTCAACCATATATTCCTGTGTTCTTATGGTTGTATCACTCGGCACGATATGCCCGAACGGAAACTTCTGATTGACTTGCACGTAACTGCTCAGGCTGTACCGCTCATCGTTCGAAAGCTCAGGGAAGCAAGCCACAAGGCGTTCGAGCGTTGCCGCTGGGTGTACGTTTATAAGATACTCGGTATCCACTTGCAACGCGTTCTGTACTCCGTCAGGGTGTACCACGATACCGAACACGGCAGAATCCACCTCCCACTCTGCCTGTATGAGAACGGGTCGAGAGATGTTGTACAGCTCGCGGGTGATTTGCTTTGCCCGTGCTTCGCTTGTCTGCGTGGGCGTTGGTAGAACTATGATGTATCCGTTCATCAGTAGATGTTGTAGAAGGTGTTAATGTTGTCCTCGATGTCTGTTCGGTTGGTGGATTGGTCAGCATTCCAAAGAATGAGCTCTTGAAATACTCCTTCAAAAAAATATTGATTGCTAAATCGAGACCCAATCGTGAAGCCGTCCGTGGCAAAGGAGCCCGCGTCAGACTGCGCGATACTTGTCCCATTTAGAAACATCTCGCTACTCACGCCATCTACAAGGTTATTCAAAAGCGTTTGCGTTGTTGGGATGACTGTGGTCGACAGATTTGAGGCCCCAGCATACATATTTAAATATCCCGTGCTCTGGACCGCCTCAAGTTGATGACGGGCAGAGCTATTGTTGAATCCTGAATAAATGACCCGAAATCCGCCAATAGGAAAGACTGTGGTGTCGTTTCTAATTACGCAGACGATTTGGTTCGGTTGCGCTTTCTGGCTTCCGAATTGAGCCTTCATATTGTCGGCAATCCCATCAAACTCCACCGCAGGCTTCCCGTTCTCCGTCACTACGCCCGTCGTCCCGTCGTAAATCTTCGGCATATTCGCGGTGTTCGTTTGAACTGCGTCATTCGAGTTTCCGCTTTGACAATACCACTTCGATACAAACCCGTCGTTCGAGCCGCAGTGGTCAGCCAGTGCAACCGTATCCAACTCACCGAATACGTTAAACCCTATATCCGCGTAGCTGCTCCCGTTGTAAACCTCTACCGCTGAGCCAACGTAGCTACTCGATAACCGACGCAGTGAATACGCGGCTGCTGCTCCCGTGTACGTGTCGAGCAGTGGCGTGTTTTGGGTGAAGTAGTCGCCAACGTTTTCTTCGATGGATGTTTGGTCGGATGCTGATTTTTCGGAATTGTAAAAAATCATTTCCTGACCGATACCAGCATAATTAAACCAATTTCCACCCATTACAACCGAAACGGGTATATCGCCTGAAAGAGATTTTGTGTTTGCTAAAGTTCCGTTTAGCGTCAACGGAACGCTGTTGCTCGAATTTCTGTTGTGTGTTTGCAGTAGGCGTGTACCTTCAACAGTAAACGGAACAGTGTAATTGGCAAGCCCTGAGTCTGTAATCAATCTCCAGTTCGTGTTTACGCTAGAAAAATAAACCCAAGTCAATTGTCCCGTACCGCTTGAATCACCGCCCCAAGGGTTGTCTGTTGCTTTTGTTGTGCATAGCGTGAAAATTGAAGCTTCATTTGACAAAGTAACCGTAGAGGTTAAAGGCAGTTTACTCGTTGAAGTACCTTGTAACGCCACGCGCCCTTGCTCTTTCACCAACGCGCCCCCCGTATAAATCGTCGGTTCTTCTCCCGTGCTTGCCGCGGTCGCTGTATTCCCGTTTCCTGATTGGTCAAGCCATTGATAGACCGTGCAAGTCGTACCCGTGCAGAACGAAATAATATCAGCCTCCGAGATGTTGCCTGAACCGTCAAAGCCGATTGTGGTGGTCGTGCTATCCGATGCCCTGCGAATGACCATGCAGTCCGTTACGTTGCCGTTCAGCCTTCGCGTGGAATAAGCCGCCTCTGCTCCGCTTCCATACGTCTCGTTTAGCAAGCCCGTAAACGCGGGTGCTGCGGTTACTTCCTCCCATGTTTGTTTGAGGCTTATCGGAACGGTGCCGCCCGTCCTCGCTTTGAGATACTCCAAAAGAGCCGCCTTCACAGTAGCGAAAGAAGCATCGTCTGCGGGTGCAGGTGTAAACTCAACCCATGTCCCCGTGTCGGGATCTGCGAACGCTGCCTCTGAGTAATATATCTTCCTTCGGATAATCTTCCCCGCTGTTGGGGTGTCGCTCGATGCGCTCTCTGCGAGTCCGTCCCCGTCCGCTTTAGCCGTGTAATAAAGTTCCACCGTTTCCGTTGCACCGCTTCGGAATGTCTCCGCGTCCGTTTGAAAGCGATTGTGATATTGGGTGTCGATTGCGATGTCTGCCCATTCCGTATCGTAATCCGTACCGCTTGCCTTCACGAGTGCTTGTCCCGTTGT